TTTTAATAAATTTGATATTCATTTATTATCTTATGATGAAATCAAGGGTGCTATGGAAAAACAGGGTATTGATAGAGAAGACATATACTCAAACACCCTATTACTAGCAGATACAGTAGAAGATTATGACATTAAAGATGGTCTAGATTTGCTTCCAGTTCAATATAAAAATCCTGATCAAGAACTAGCAAACCTAACACTTGCTTCTTTAGAAGAAAAAAAATTAAACTCTAATTGGCTTGGCAATGATATATATGAGCAAAGACTTGATGAAGAGTTGTCAATTATTAGAGATAAAAAATTTGCACCATATTTTCTTGTAGTAAGTAATATGATTAACTGGGCAAAGAAAGAAGGAATTCTTGTAGGTCCAGGTCGTGGATCATCTGCTGGCTCTTTAGTTTGTTACTTACTTGGTATTACAACAATTGATCCAATACAACATGGTTTATTGTTTTTCCGTTTTATTAATCCAGAGCGTAATGACTTTCCAGATATTGATACAGACATTCAAGATACACGTCGTGACGAAGTAAAAGATTATTTAGTTAGACAATATAGACACGTTGCCTCTATTGCAACCTTTTTAGAATTTAAAGATAAAGGTGTTGTAAGAGATGTTGCAAGAGTATTAGATATTCCATTAACAGATGTTAACAAGGTTTTAAAATTAGTTGATACTTGGGATGAGTTTTGTAGATCAAAAACCACAGAATGGTTTAGAGAGAAATATCCAGAGGTAGAAATTTATGGGGAACAACTACGAGGTCGTATTAGAGGTACTGGCATTCATGCTGCTGGTGTGGTTACTAGTAAGGATCCAATCTTTAGGTTTGCACCGTTGGAAACTCGCTCTTCTCCTGGATCCGATGATCGCATACCTGTGGTTGGTGTTGACATGGAAGAGGCTGAAAAGATTGGTCTTATCAAGATTGATGCGCTTGGTTTAAAAACATTAAGCGTAATTCAAGATGCAATTGCAATGATAAAAGAAAATCACTATAAAGAAATAGATTTATTATCTTTAGATTTATCAGATCCTAAAGTTTATGAGATGCTTTCAGACGGGTATACAAAAGGCGTATTTCAATGTGAAGCAACACCATATACAAACCTATTAGTTAAGATGGGCGTAAAAAACTTTAATGAACTTGCAGCATCAAATGCCCTTGTTCGTCCAGGAGCCATGAACACTATTGGTAAAGACTATATTGCTCGTAAACATGGTAAACAAAATGTTTCATATACCCATCAAATTATGAAAGAATTTACTGATGATACATATGGGTGTATTCTATATCAGGAACAGGTTATGCAGGCTTGCGTTTATCTTGGTGGGATGACAATGGCAGAGGCAGACAAAGTAAGAAAGATTATTGGTAAAAAGAAAGATGCAAAAGAGTTCAATATTTTTCAAGACAGGTTTGTTGCTGGGGCGAGCAAGTTCATCTCTCCTAATCAAGCCCTTGATTTATGGCATGACTTTGAAGCGCATGCGGGTTATTCGTTCAACAAGTCTCATGCGGTTGCTTATTCTACGCTCTCGTATTGGACGGCGTGGTTAAAATATTATTATCCGCTTGAGTTTATGTTTGCTCTTCTTAAAAATGAAAAAGATAAAGATGGTCGTACAGAATATTTGATTGAAGCAAAGCGTATGGGAATTTCAATTAAACTTCCTCATATTAATGATTCTGATTTAGATTTTAAAATTGAAGGTAAAGGAATTCGTTTTGGTCTCACTGGAATTAAGTTTATTTCAGATAATATTGCACAAAAATATATTAATGCAAGACCATTTAACAATTATAAAGAGTTAGAGGAGTTTACATTTACAAAGGGTAATGGAGTAAATAGCAGAGCATTAAATGCTTTAAAGGTAATTGGTGCAGCGACCTTTCCAGATAATCCTAGAAATGATGCAGAAATTAAAGAAAATATTTATGAGTATTTAAATCTTCCAGAGTTCAATATAACAATACCTTCACACTATTATGCATTTATTCAAGATGTTTGTGACTTTGAAGAAAAAGGTTCTTTTGTTTTATTGGGAATGGCTAAAGCAATTAAACGAGGAAAGGGATGGTCAAGAGTTGAAATTTTGGACAAGACTGGGTCTGTTGGTATATTTGATGATGAAAGTACCACTATTGAGACTGGTCGTACTTATATTATTCTTGCTAATGATAACAGGATTGTGTCTGCAGTTCCTGTGGATGAAATAAAAGGATCTTCAAATGCATTGATTAAGTTTTTAAGTTATAAACAACTTCCTTATAAAGAAGATGAAATGTTTGTTGTATCTTTTAAATCAAGAATTACAAAAACTGGTAAAAAGATGGCTTCGCTTACACTAGCAGATACTTCACGAGATCTGCATTCAGTCACAGTATTTCCAACAGCATTTCCAAAAGCCTATATGCATGTTCAAGAAGGAAATGCTTATAAATTTAGTTTTGGTAAAACCAAAGATGGAACAGTTATAATGGAGGATGTAAATGTCAGTTAGCATAGAAGATGTATTATCACAGTTAGACCCAAGAATACGTAAACGTTTAGGAACAGGCGAAGGAGTTACCTTTGAATATCAGCCAACCCCAAGTTTTGGATTAAACCGTGCATTAGGTGGAGGCTTGCCATATGGTAGACAGGTATTAATTTGGGGAAGTAAGTCTTCAGCAAAATCATCTATGTGTTTACAGATGATTGCTTTAGCACAAAAAGAAGGTAAGGTTTGTGCATGGATTGATTCTGAAATGTCTTATTCTGAAGACTGGGCACGAAAGTTGGGAGTAGATCCAACTAAACTAATATACTCACAGGCAAGAACCATTAGCGATATGGTAGATGTTGGCGTTGGATTAATGAACGCTGGAGTTGATTTAATTGTTGTTGATTCAATTACTTCTTTACTTCCTGCTATTTATTTTGAAAAAGATTCAGATGAAATGAAGGCTCTTGAAAATACTAAACAAATTGGTGCAGAATCTAGAGACTTTAGCAATGCTTGGAAAATGCTTAATTATGCAAACAACAAAGTAAAACCAACATTACTAGTTTTAATATCTCAATCTAGAAATAATATTAACGCTATGTATACTAGCCAACAGCCATCTGGTGGTCAGGCTACAAAATTTTATTCATCTTGCGTTATAAAATTATTTTCTTCTGAGTCAGACAATCAAGCAATTAAAGGAAAAATTAAAATAGGAGATAAATTAATTGAAGAAAAAACTGGTAGAAAAATTCGTTGGGAACTACAGTTTTCTAAAACTTCTCCAGGTTTCCAATCTGGTGAGTATGATTTTTATTTTAGAGGTGACGATCTTGGTGTTGATGCAATAGGAGATTTAGTTGATACTGCTGAAACGATGGGCTTAGTTAATAGAACTGGTGCATGGTATCAATTAGATGATGGGACTAAGGTCCAAGGTCGTGATGGATTTATTAATCGTGTCAAAGAAGATTTAGATTTACAGGAACAACTTAAGGCAAAAATAATTAATGCTTGAACCTAAATTTTCAACATACCCTGGTAAGTGGCCTTGTAAAACTTGTCAAGAAATTGTAACAACTTTAAGATATTGGAAAGAAACTGGAGATGCAACTTGGATGTGTTCTAAAAAACATATATCAAAAGTTGGATTAGTGCCACCCAAAAGAAAGAAAAAGGACTTTATAAATGAGTGAAAAAAATGAGTCTAAAAGAATTGGTGCAAAGCAACACAAGAACTCTGGACGTAATACTAAAAAAGGTGATGCTACTTGGAGAAATTTTGTTGTTGATTTTAAAGAAGCCGAAAAATCATTTACTTTAAATAAGGATGTTTGGGCTAAGGTGGTTACTGACTCAATCCAGGCGGGTAGAGATAAATCTCCAGCAATTATTGTCATACTTGGAAAAGGTAATACAAAGGTAAGACTTGCTATAATTGAAATGAATATGCTAGAACAATTAACAGAGGAGAAAATAAATGACTAATGAGGTACCGCAAAAAACAACTTTGGACATGGTAAATGGTTTGACAGAAATCGCAGATTATATGCAAGATGAAGAACTTACTACAGCCCTAACCATGATTGCAAAAATTATTATTAAACCAGATATTCCTCTTCAAGTTGCTAGCATGGAGATTGTAAGGCTTCAGGCCATTGCTGCAAAAATGTCATTTAAAGCAACTTGGATGGCCAATGTTGATAAGTCAGATAGGGCAAAGAAAAACATATATTTCACGGCAGCCCAAGCAATTAACGATTTGGTATCAGCGCTTAAATACATAATGCGCTAACCTGCTATACTTAATACAAACAAAGGATAAAAGTGGCTAAAAATTTATTAAAACAGATTATGGTTAAAGATACTAAAAAGAACGTTAAAAATAGTAAAGAGGATGAGAGTTTTGTTGAAGGTTTGGTAGATGCAATTAACTCTGGATATCTTGCTAAAACAAAACCAAAGTTTACAAAAAAGAGTAATTTTTCTGCATCTAACCTAACTTATGGTTCTGGAGAATGCCCAAGGTACTGGCATTTAGCATTTGAGGGTCAAATATTTTATGATAATGCAGATGCTTTTGGTGTAGCAAATAGAACACAAGGAAGTCTTGGGCATGAAAGAATTCAAGAGGCAATAGCATCGTCTGGATTACTTGCAGAAGATATGGAATTTGATCCACTTCCAAGAAAATATAATAAGCAAACTCATCCAGCAATGGAGTTTAGAGTTAAAACTGATGATCCACCATTTGATGGATATGGCGATGTAATGCTTGACTATAAGGGTGAAAGACTTGTTGGTGAAATAAAGACAATGCCAAACGATGGATTTCAATACAAAAAAATAAGTAGACGACCTAAGATGGGTCACCTAATGCAGTTGTTAATGTATATGAAGGTTTTAAAGATTCGTAAAGGCGTTATGATTTATGAAAATAAAAATAATCATGAACTACTTACATTGCCTGTAGTAGTAAATGAGCATTATCGTAATTGGGTAGAGCAGGCTTTTGAATGGATGAGAGTAGTTTATAAGAATTGGCAAGATCAAAATTTGCCAGAAATTCCATATCGTTCAAATTCAAAAATTTGTAAAGTATGTCCAATTCAAAAAGCCTGTGCTGAAGCAGGTACAGGAACAATAAAAATCAAGCCACTAGTATTATTAAAGGATGAAGAGGATTCCTTAATGTGAGACTATGTGAAAGATGCGAGACGCCATTTAAACCAAAAGTAAGTTATCAAATCTATTGTGGAGATGTTTGTAGAGGGCACGCAACTAAGATAAAGATAGCCGAAAGGTATCAAATAACTCGTAGACAAAAAAGAAAAGGAAAAAAAAGACTTTGCCTTGGTGGTTGTGGAGAACAACTATCAATATACAATGACTCTGGATTTTGCTCTAACTGTAATGTAAACAAAAAAGAAGTAGATAAAATGCTAAAACAAATAAAAGGATTTATTGACTATGAACAACAATGGTAATCCAAAAACAATTTGTGCTATTGATGCAAGCACAAACAGTCTTGCTTTTGCTATTTTTAATAATAATGTTTTAGGTAGTATTGGTAAAATTAAATTTGAAGGAAAGACAAATTATGAAAAAGTTATGGATGCTTGTGCTAAAACAAAAGCATTTTTTGAATATTATGGTGGACTTGAAGCAATTGTAATTGAGCACACAGTATTTATGAATAGTCCTAAAACTGCTGCAGATTTAGCATTAGTGCAAGGTGCATTATTAGGTGCAGCAGGATTGACTGGAACAAAGGTCATAGGAACTGTAGCGCCAATAACTTGGCAAAATTATTTAGGAAATAAAAAAATAACAAAAGAAGAACAAGTTATAATTAGATCAAAAAATCCTGGAAAGTCAGACTCTTGGTATAAAACATATGAAAGACAAATTAGAAAAGAAAGAACTATAAAATTAATTGAAATCAATTATAATAAAACTATTAACGATAATGACGTTGCTGATGCTTGTGGTATCGGTCACTGGGCTATTAATAATTGGAATAAAGCAGTAGGTTATAATGAATAGAAATAGTTTTATTTTTAAAGAAGAAAAAACTGAAATTTCTTTAATTGTAAAAACACTATCTCCAGAAAAATGGTTATTAATAGATCGTGAAACTGGACAAGTTTATCAAGGAAATCCTGGGGGTTTTTGGGATAAACTTAAAACAATGACAAGGGGTAGTGTGTAATGCCAGAATTAAATGCAAATATACCACCAATTGAATGCTATGTTCGTGGTAATTTTTTAAGAAATCAACTTGATAGTCATGATCAATATTTTCCTTGTGTAATTTTTGGAGTTTCAAGTGTGCAAAACCGTAGCCCATTATTTCATTTTTTAATGGAAGATGGCGGTATCTGGTGGAGAATGCCTATTAATGCTTTTTGTACTAAGCCAGATGTAGCGGAAGAAGATCTTCATAATCTTGTTTTATGGAATTCGTTTAGCCCTTTTATAACTGTAACTAAATTTGCTAACCTTACAAACATACGCATGACCTATATTGATAGAACAAAAACAAAAATTTCTGGTAAATATTTATTTACTCTTGATTGGCACAATCCTGATTCTAATAGACTTGACGATGGCTATTCAGAAAATCCAGGGCAACATAAATGTGGTCATGTAATACAAAGAGATGATGGAAATTTTGCAATACAGCCAAATAACCGTGTTTTTGCTTTAGAGCCTTCATTTACTACAAAACCAGGGAAGCCATTAATAAATCGTTTAATAAATACCTATAAATGGGATGTAGAAGATGCCTCTAAATGGATAACTGAAGATTCCGATAGTTATTTTTATGATATTATAAATAAAGAAACAGAGATTGACAAATAATCTTATGACTGCTAAACTATATACAAGCGAGGCTTGGCTCCGTAAAAGGTTTGTTATGGACAAAAAGTCTCCGCAAGACATTGCTAAGGAATGTAGAACTAGTGTTGAAACTATCTATGTATACCTTGCAAAATTTGGATTAAGGAAGTCAAAACGATGAAGCCAGTTCCAGTATATAAAGATATTGATCACTTTGTTTATAATGACCTATATCTACATTCATTATCTGCGCCATCTGGCAATGAAATATTGATGAATTGTTTAGGAATTGCACAAATGTTAATTGAAAAAAATATTTCATATGGAGATTCTGCATTAGATCCAGTAAGAATTTTTAGTAAGGCAAATCCAATAGAACAACTTCATGTCAGAATAGATGATAAATTAAGTCGTCTAATGAAAGGCACTGATATGGTGGGGGACAATGACATTGATGACTTAATTGGATATTTAATTTTATTAAAAGTAGCAAAGGAAAAACATGTCAACTGAAACAGAATTAATTCAACACCTTGACGAAGTAAATAAGGTTGTTGCAGAATATCTTAAAGGTCAAGACCCTACAAAAATTTCTAAAGATTTAGATATGCCAAGAACTCGTGTTGTTTCATTAATTAATGAATGGAAAGTTATGGCATCTGCCAATGACGCTATTCGTGCTCGTGCTAAAGAAGCACTTGCTGGTGCAGATGCACATTACAGTAAATTAATTACAAAGTCCTACGAAGTTATTGATGAGGCATCAATGACAAATAATCTTAGTGCAAAAACTCAAGCAATTAAATTGGTTATGGATATTGAAAAATCTAGAATTGAGATGTTACAAAAGGCTGGACTATTAGAAAATAAAGAACTTGCAGAAGAAATGATTCAGATTGAAAGAAGGCAAGAGGTCTTAGTTGAAATACTTAGAGATATTGCTTCAAGTCATCCAGAAGTACGTGATTTAATTATGCAACGTCTTTCTCAGATTGCTAAAGAAGGAGAAGTGATTGAGTCTTCTGATTATTTGGGGCAGCCACCATTATCCTCTATTCAGTATGACATTGTAGAAGCAATGAGTCAAATATATAAAAGAGAAGATTTGCAAGAACTGTATGGGTCTGTAGAAGGAGCAAGGTACTATGATAAATATACTAAAAATGAGATTATTTTACAGTTGGGCAAAGGCTCTGGTAAAGACTTTACCTCTACTGTTGCTTGTGCTTATATTGTTTATAAGTTATTATGTCTTAAAGACCCTGCAAGATATTTCGGGAAACCAAGTGGAGATGCAATAGATTTAATTAACGTTGCTATAAACGCACAACAAGCAAAAAATGTTTTCTTTAAAGGCTTTAAAACAAAGATTGAAAAGTCACCATGGTTTGCTGGCAAATATAATGCTAAAGCAGACTCTGTAGAGTTTGATAAATCAATCACAGTTTATTCTGGTCATTCAGAAAGAGAATCACACGAAGGTTTAAACTTATTGCTTGCCGTGCTTGATGAAATTTCTGGTTTTGCATCTGAGGTCGGCACTGGAAATGAGCAAGGCAAAACTGCAGAAAACATTTATAAAGCATTTCGTGGGTCTGTAGATTCTCGTTTTCCAGATCTTGGTAAAGTAGTTTTACTTTCTTTTCCACGATATCAAGGAGATTTTATTTCTAAAAGATATGAAGATGTAATTGCAGAAAAAGAAACAATAGAAAAAAAACATGTTTTTATTATGAATGAAGACTTACCACACGATGATCCAAATAATCAATTTGAAATTAATTGGGAAGAAGATAATATTATTTCTTATAAAGTTCCAAAAATTTTGGCTTTTAAAAAACCAACTTGGGAAGTAAATCCTACTCGTAAAATAGATGATTTTAAGTTAGCATTCTATACAGACTTAGGTGATGCAATGATGCGTTTTGCATGCATGCCAACATTTGCATCTGACGCATTTTTTAAACAAAAAGATAAATTAGAAAAATGTATGAACACTAGAAACCCATTAGACTCTTTTAGAAGGTTTGATGAAACATTTAAACCAGATCCAGAAAAAACATATTATGTTCATGCAGACCTTGCACAAAAACATGACAAGTGTGCTGTTGCTATTGCCCACGTTGATAAGTGGGTTAACATTCAGGTTATTAAAGATTATGAACAGGTAGCCCCTATTGTTGTTGTTGATGCCGTTGCTTGGTGGGAGCCAAGGGCAGAGGGACCAGTTAATTTATCAGAAGTAAAGCAATGGATTATTAACTTGCGTAGAGAAGGTTTTAATATTGGCATGGTTTCTTTTGACCGTTGGCAATCATTTGATATTCAAAATGAGTTACAGGCTGTTGGAATTAGAACAGAAACTGTTTCAGTTGCAAAAAAACATTATGAAGATTTGGCTATGATGATTTATGAAGAGCGTGTTGCTATCCCAATGATTCCAATTTTGTTAGAAGAAATGTCAGAATTAAAAATAATGAAAGGAAATAGAGTTGACCATCCCCGTAAAAAGTCAAAAGACTTGGCTGATGCTGTATGTGGGGCGGTATTTGGAGCAATATCTCATACACAGAAGAATAATAATACAGAGATAGAGATTCACACATGGAGTTCTGCAACACGACTTGCTGAGAAGCAGCAACGTATGGTAGAATTGGATAATCGGGAAATGCCTAACGATGTTAAGGACTTTCTGGATAAATTAAACTTAATATAAAATAATAAGGAGAAGAATGAATTCATTTAAGAAACTTGCCACAGTCTTGGCTGCAGCCTTGACACTTGGCGTGATGTCGGCACTTCCGACACAGGCTACAGTATATGCTGACGTTGTTAGCATTGATGCCGTAGCAGACACAATTAATCCTGGCGAGACTGCAACAGCAGTTGTGTCAGTATCATTTTTGGGAACATCAATTGGAGATACCGTTTCGGTAATATCTGCAGTGTTGTCTGCCCCATCTACTGCTAGCGTTCCACAGTTTGCTGTTACAGAAACATCTAGTGCAACAGTGGCGCTATCATCAGATACAAGAACAGCAGCAATTTCACCAGCAACTAATACTACTGGTTATGTTACTGCAAAATTGACAGCATCACTTCATGTGCCTAGCGTTGCTGGAACATAT